CAGTGGTTCATCTGCCTAAATCCATACAGCGGACACGCTGTTAAAAACCATGTTAGGAGGATAACGACACATGAAAAACATTGAACAGATTTTGAAAGAAGCAGGAATCGAGGTTACGGACGAACAGAAAGCGGCGGTCAATGCGGCGGTGACGGAGAACTACAAGACCATTGCAGAGTTTGAGAAGCAGATTAAGAAGCTGACGGCAGCAGAAGCAGACCGGGACAATTACAAAGGGCAGCTTGACACGGCAAATGAAACCCTGGAGAAATTCAAGGACATCGACCCGGAGAAGCAGGCAGAGGAAATCCAGAAGTATAAACAGGCAGCGAAAGAAGCCCAGGACATGGCTACGAAGCAGATTTTGGAGCGCGACCAGCGGGATTACCTGAAAGGCGAGTTTGACAAGCTCAAAATCGAATCAGGACGTGTCAGGGATTCACTTATGCGTGAAATCATGGGCGAAGACGGTTTGAAGTGGAAGGACGGTACATTTATTGGTCTGTCGGACTATCTGGCAAAAGAGAATGAAAAAGACCATTTCTATCAGACCGAAGCAGAAAAAGCAGAAGCCGAAGCCAAAGAGAAAGCCGCCGGCAGTGCGCCGAAGTTTACGGACAAGTCCGAACCGAAGCAGACCGAAGTAAAAGACACAAGTCCGGCTCCTGTGATTTTCTAAATCAAACAGAAAAGAAAGGACAAACAAAATGGCTATTGATTCATTAAATCTTACAAAACTTTCCGATTTGGCAGGAACTGAAGACGGAAAACTGAAACTTGCAGAGGAATACAAAGGCATTATTGAGAATGTCGGCAGACGGACGATTTCGAGCCTTTTTAAAAATCAGAGATTATCCGGCGACCCGCAAGCAGGAACGCTTGTAGCGAAAAGATTTGCTTCTGCGAAGTCCGAGGAATATGGCACGGCAAGGGCCGCAAGAAAAGGTAAGCCCGGCAGGGGATTTGAGGTTGCTGTTGATATCGACATCGACAAGGAAATCATGGAGGAATACGAGGAAAAGGACATTCGCCTTGGCGGAATCCCCGGATTGCTGTCTGAAAGGCGCACGGCTATCACCCGTGCCATGGTTCGGGAACTTGACGAAAATTTCTTCCTTGTAGCTGTCGGAAAGCGCAAAGAGAGTGACGGAACTGTTGGAACGGTTGCCGGCGGTACAGAGGTAACAGTGTCCGGCGATACCATCAAAGACCGGGTAACGGCGGTAGTGATGAAGCTGCACACCGCAAAGAATGAGTTTGTGGACGGCATCGAGAAAGAAGATATTCATGTGGTTCTGTCCCCGGAAGCCTACGAGGAAATGAGAGATTATATCGACACCAAAGGAAACGCCAATGTCAAGACGGACGTGGCAGAGTTCGGGCGGTATCACGGCGCATGGATTTACTCCAATGTTCATCAGCCGGAGGGTGTTGAGATTATTGCTATGTGTACCGGGGCAATTGCGGAGCCGGTTATGGCAGACGAATACCAGGCAAAGCAGATTGAATTATCAAATGCGTATGCAATCGGTATGTTCTTCCATTACGGCTGTAAGGTTGTTATGCCTGACCTAATTTTCTTTAGCAAGAAACCGGGTGCGTCCGGTGCAAGCGAAACGGGCGAGGAATCTGGCGGCACGACAAGGGCAAAGAATACGAAGCTGTCATAAGGAGCAAACCGGCATGGGATATGTAAAGTATTTCATGCCGGAAACCAAAGCGAGGATAAATTATGGGGACAAAAGTATTCATATTGTTTTGCATGATATTTTGCCACATTGTTGATGACTACTATCTGCAAGGTTGGCTTGCGTCTGCAAAACAGAAAAAATGGTGGGAGCTTAATGCGCCAGAGGAATTGTATAAATACGATTACCTTATGGCATTGTTCATGCACTCATTCAGTTGGGCGTTTATGATAATGCTTCCGGTAACGGTTTATGTCCTGTTGTTTGGTGGGAAATGGTTTCCGCTTTTGTATCTGTCAAATATGATTATCCATTTTATTATCGATGATTTAAAGGCTAATAAGAAAAAAATTAACCTTATTCACGACCAAACGATGCATTTGATACAGATTATTATTACATGGTTTGTTGCCATTATGATGTGAGGTGTGGCATGGGATATGTAACCTACGAATACTACAAAAGCATATACGGCGAGGATTCCATGCCGGAAACTGACTTTAACCGGCTGTCCTGGGAGGCCTGCCGCCGGGTGGATAAACTCACGCTGAATAAACTGAAATTCGCATTCCCGACCAACGAGGACGATATTGAAGCCGTCCGGCGGTGCGTCTGCAAGCTGATTGAAATTTCCGGGCAGATTGAAGCGGCAAACAAACGGGTGTCAGAGGGGCAGGGGTACATAACGGACGAATCCGGCGCACTCCGGGGGAAAGTGGTGTCTTCTGTTTCCTCTGGCAGTGAATCCATATCATACACCGCAAAGGCAGAGCAGTCCACAGAAATTGACGAAGCGGCGAGAGACCCTGAAAAGCGTGAAAAGCTATACCGCGATACTGTAAGAGAATATCTCTCACTCGTGCCTGATTCCAACGGCGTGAATCTTCTGTATGCCGGAATCCCCTACCCACGCCGCAATGCCCCGATAAGCAGACCGCCGGAGGATAAGCCAGTAGAGAAGCCGGTAGAACCAACAGAACCGCAGGAGCCAGAAGGGAGCGAAGATGAAGGATAAAATAAATGTGCTTGGAACTGAATACCGCATTATGTTTAAGAATGACGAAGATGTCGCAAAAGATATGTTATGCAATGTCGGAGAGTGCGGCGGCTATTGTTCCCAAACAGAAAAGCTGATTGTCATTGCAATGTTCGACCAGCTTCATGGAGAGAACGAAGAAAGCAAGGACTATCTTAAGAAATGGAATATGCGTCATGAAATTACACATGCATTTTTAAATGAAAGTGGACTTTCTGATAATTCCAGTGATGTAAAGTGCTGGGCAAAGAATGAGGAAATGGTTGACTGGTTCGCCATTCAGTCCCCAAAGATTTACAAAGTCTTTGCGGAACTGGATATTTTGTAGGAGGGCGGCTATGGCAAATTGCAGACAGTGTGGGAAAGAACTTCCCAGATTATCAAGTACGGATATATGTTCTGATTGTGCGAGGGCGAATTTGAAGAAAACCCTTGACGCAAATCCAGAGCTTAAAAAAGCTTTCAAAGAAGCTGTAGAGGAAACATTCAGTCCCGAAAACAGAAAGAAAATGGTTAATGATACTGTGCGCTTTATGCATAGGTTACAAGCCTTGCAAAAGCCGAAAGCGTGACCGCTATGGGAATAGGCTATGTTGACAGCGTGGTAATTTACAACCGCTACATAAACCAGACAATGGACGGCGCAGAGCAGTACTTCGGCACAAGGATTGATAATGTGCGGGTGGAATTTACGCAGGAGCAGAACCAGAACAAAAGCGGCAGTCAAGACGTGAGCGTGTGTCTTTTGAAAATCCCGAATGACAGCACGCTCCCGAAACCGTACAAAGTGCCGGAACTGTGGAATGACCTCACGACTGATGAAATGCTAAACAGCTTCACGCTGAATACGGACGGGGATTTTTTCGTGCTTGTGAAAAAGCCGGAGCTAAACCTTGACATTACCGCGCCGGAGGGCGTACAGACAAGCGAGGACGCTCCATATGCGGACGAGGGCGGCTTTTATGAGTACATGCGGACAAAGTACAGCTATGTCTACAGCATGAGCAGTTTTGCGGTGTTTGGATTGATACCGCATTTTGAATTAGGAGGAAAGTAGATTGATTGAGATAAAAAAGAACCCAAACGGGGACACAAGGACAGCACCAAAGGGCATTACCTTTGAACAGTTTCAGGAAGCCAACGATATGCACATTGATGATGTGAAAGCGGTCATGTATGAACTGTCAAAGATGGTTGACAATGCAGGAGAAAACCACGACTGCACGAAGAAATCACAGGAAAGAATGTTCTACCGTGATTTTGTGGACACGCAGGAGAACGGGGCAGATTTTGTAAATGGCGAATGGTATCAGCTTCATGTTAAGGCAGAGCGTCACCACTTGCTTTCCAACTGTCCAGCTGACGTGAATTTGATTGATGTGCTTGAAATGATTTCGGATTGTACCTGTGCAGGACTGGCGAGAAGCGGCGAAATCAGAGATTTGGAGATTGACACCGACATTCTCAATCGGGCGGTCAATAATACGGCTGAACTTATTAAAAGCATGGTTACGGTCAAGGAGTAGCCTATGAACGACCAGATAGAACTCTTAAGCGCAACCGAATACAGCATTATCGAAGAAGCCTTGTGGAAGCTGGTGCGGCAATACCCAAGGCAGATAGGAGACCCGGACGTTAAGGCGGAATATGACGCGCTGGGGGCGAATAAGTCGCTGGCGGTGTTTGTTCTTGGCGGAAGATATAAGAGCCGGAATGTGCTTGGCGGCTTTACCGCTGAAATCAATTTCCGGGTGGCTTACAAAAGCAGTCCTACCACATCAAACCTTCGTATTGACGCACAAGCCTACGTTGGGCGGATTATGCGCTGGCTGGAAAACACAAAGGATTTACCCCTGCTGACAGACGGCAGGACGATAACGAAGATTACGGCATCCGGGGCAGTCCCGTACAAGGACGAGACGGGAACGGACAAGAGTACCGTGTATGCTGCGGATGCGGTGATGGAATATGAAGTAGAGTAGAAAGGAGAAAGCAAACAATGAAATTACCAAGAGCGGCATTTGCACAGTTTCTTTCGTTTGATGATGAAAACTGGACATTGTTGGGAAGGGACACAGATTCCATGTCTACGTCCATGAATCCCGATATCGAAACCAAACAGAGCGTGACAGGAGATGTATCGACAGACCACAAAGGGTTTAACCCGGAACTGGCGGTTGATACATATGCGGCAAGGACGGAGGATGCGATCTACGAGAATCTTCTCGACATTACCATGAATCGTAGGTCAGATGATGAACATACGACTGCTACCCTCATGGAATGTGTGCTTGATGAAGCGGTGAATTTGTCCGACAACAAGACGCTGACGGGAAAGGCATGGAAAGAGAAAGTAACAGTAGTACCGCAGGAATACGGCGGCGATAATGCGGCGTTTGGAATCCCATTCAATGTTACGCCGAAAGGCGGCGGCAGAGAAGAAGGAACAGTGTCTGTTACAAAGAGAGTTCCCACATTTACACCGGGAACTGGTGGCAGCACATCCCCAACAGCATTAAGCGAACCAACGCAGACCAAATCAAGCAGCAAGAGCAATCTTAGTTAAAATAATGGGGTGTATTCGTTTTGGATATGCCCCGCTTCTGAAAGGACAATAATATGGCAGAAATTGAAGAAATGAAAATCGAGAATGAAAATACAAAAACAGAAGAAATCCGGATTGACAACCGGGTGACGCTTACAAAAGTCTATGTCGGCGGTGGTGATGATTTTATCGTAATTTCCGGCAATGATATTTCTATATTTGACAGATTCAGGGCGGCAGGCGATGAACTGACAGCATTAGCGGAGGAAATGGAAAAGAAAGAGTCTGAAGCTGGCGAGATGGACTATAAGAAGGAAATCGAAGAACGCAAGTATTTTTCTGAAAAAGCAACTGCTATTATGGACGGCGTTTTCGGTGAGGGAACAACCCGGAAATTCTTTGGTGATGTGTATGCGGTGATTCCCAACTTCCAGCCGGATTTGGAGTGCTTTTTTGACTTTTGGGATAAGTTAATCCCGGTCATTGAGAGGTTGTCTGAACACAAGATTAAACTGGAAAAACTGGCAAGCAAACAGCGCATGGCAAAGTACCAGCCCCAAGACCATAAAAGGAAAGGAACAAAATGATAGGCGCATTGCCGGATGTGTTGACGGTGGGCGGTGAAGATTATTCTATCCGAACCGACTACCGCAACGTCCTTGATGTGTTCGAGGCATTCCAAAACCCTGACCTTTCAGACGTTGAAAAATGGGAAGTCGCAATATACATGATGTTCGAATGTTTTTCCTGTTATGATGATGCGTTTGAAGCCGCAGAAGCAGGTTTTTTAGTTGAAGGTGCAGAGAATGGCTTTCCAATAGATGAAGCCATTAAACAAATATCATGGTTTATATCCGCCGGGCAGCCGGAAAAACAGGTGCTTGAACAGCCTACATATAACTGGACGAAGGATGAGCAAATGATATTTTCGGCAGTAAACAAGGTTGCAGGGAAAGAGACAAGGGAACTTGAATATTTGCATTGGTGGACATTCCTTGGATATTTCAACGAAGTGGGAGAGGGGACATTCTCCTTTATTGTAGGCATAAGAAATAAGCTGAATAAGGGGAAGAAACTGGAAAAGCACGAGAAAGAGTTTCTCTCTCATAACAAAGAACTGGTGCTGTTGAAAAAGCCACTGACAAAGGAAGAACAGGAGCAGGAAGACGCTTATAAATCATTGCTGGACGAGGTGTTAGGATGAAAGGAGATAATATGGAAGAAGTAAAACGCATTGACCCTGTACCGCCGAGGGAATTAAAAACGGTGGAGATTGATGTGGAGAAGAAGATTTTCCGGGTGAACGGAGAAGATTTCAGCAAAGTAACGGGTTTTAACTTGTCATGCAAGCCGTCATTAAGCGACCGTGAAAAAGACTGGTTTAAAGTCATTTTGAGCCTTGAATCCAATATTCGGTACTTGAATGAGTACGATATAAATGGCAATCTCACATCAGAAAATGAGCTGAACAGAGGTAAGTAGGATGACAGACAAGGAAATCGGCAAGACTGCCCGGGAGATTGCGGAGCGGGGCAACACTGCAGAGGTCAAGCGGAATAAGGACGGGATTGTGATTCTGGAAGTTAGGAAGAAGATTGTGAAGAAAGATGAAAAGTAAGACAGTAGGAGTATACACCATGCAGTGCGGCACACAATGCATTTGTTGCGACTATCCGATACACTTTGATACATATACTGGATGTTCTTTTGCGTGTTCATACTGTTTTGCAAACGAAAAACCGGATAAAAATATTGTTGTCCCTACTCATAATGCCATTAATGCATTACGTCTGTTTATCAGCGGCAAAAGGACAAGTGAAACAAGATTCTGTGACTGGAATATACCTGTGCACTTTGGCGCAACAAGTGACCCGTTTCAGCCTATTGAAAAACAGCAGAGAAAAACTCTTGAATGTCTGAAGCTGTTTGCGGAAACAAAATATCCGTTCATCATCAGCACAAAGGGGACACTGATTGCAGAAGAGCCGTATATAAGCCTTATTTCTGAATGCGAGTGTGTTGTGCAGATTTCTGCCGCCTGTAAAGAATATGACAGGCTTGAACCATGTGCACCGTGCTTTGAAGAGCGCATAAAGGCGATTGAAAAACTAAGCAGTAAGGCGAAAAGGGTAAACGTAAGGATTCAGCCGTATTTGCCACGGTACTTTGAGCAGATAAAAGAAAGCCTAAAAGTCTTTGCAGATGCCGGAGTGTATGGTATCATAATAGAAGGGTTCTCTACGAGAAGAAAATCCAAATGCATAGATAATATGGAGTGGAACGGCAGCAGATTCCAGTATCTTGTTGACATTCTGGTGGAACATTTCAAAGAAATAAGGGAAGAAGCACAAAAATGTGGGTTGAAATTCTTCTGTGGTGAAACAAGATTGCAATTTCTTGGCGATAATCTGACTTGCTGTGGAACTATGGGACTTGATGGGTTTACACCGAATAAGTATAATCTCCCACACATGGCGTATGATGTGGATTTCCCAGAGCCAACAGAAGCAATGAAGCGTCCTGCGACTGCAAGACCATTCAGAAGTACAAAACAAACATCTGATTGGTACAACGAGGTCAAAAGCAGGAGTTTTTCCGAAATGATGGAAGATAACCAAGATTATGTGGAGTGGTTAAAAGAATTAAAGGAGGTATATGCGTAATGTGTACGAATATGGGTGGACGTGGTGGAAGTAGTGGGTTAAGTGGTGGTGGTAAGGCACCGGCGTTTGAAGGTTCGGAAAAGCAAGTTAAATGGGCAAATGATATTGTTGAAAATGCAAAAAAAAGTCTTGCGAAAGAAGTAGATAGCGTAGAGCATCCGTCTGTTTTTTCAGCAAGAGCAGAAGAAGTTGAAAGAGCAAAAATAATTGCAGGAATAACAAATAGTGTTTTGCAAAAACTTTCTTCTGTTTGGTCTGCAAAAGATGTGATAGAAAACAGGAATGAATTAGAAAAATATCCGTACTCTGCTCTCGGAATTAAAATACGTGGCACAAAAGGATTAAAAATCGGAGACACTTTATACGGTTTTTCTGATTTAAAGAAAAGCAGTGCAAAAAAAGAATTTGAAAATAAAGTAATTGAGTATCTTAAGAAGAAAAAAGGATAATATGACCCCCAGTATATTCACTGGGGGTTGTTTTTATAATGGGCCGCATCCGGCTGATTCATATTTTCCCTCTATTGCCAGCCCGTAGAGAGTATCGCTCATCCTTAAAGGCTGACCATATGTTCCGGGAACATGGACACCAGAAAGCATGTTTGCAATCGCCCACCAACATTTTTTATATCTTGCGTCCGGCGTGCCGTAATAAATGTTAATGTTCCGATTGTCCCCATACTGATTTCTGATTTCTTGTGCGATTTCGATCGCCTTTTTGCTTGTTTTCTTTTCCATCACTAATTCTCCTTTCTCATATATCTCCATGCATATTTTATCATTGCATCTGTTGTTCTGTTTTCGATCCAGAATTTCGCTGATTTTTCTTTTGATAAAAAAGATAAAATATTATTTAAACCATCCGCGCTTAATTCCACTTTTTTGCTATTTATTTTATCATAAAATTTATAACCTGTCATAGAAAGAATATCTTTGAATATATCAGCTCTGATTGAATCCGCCCATTTTTCCTGTTTTTCAGTCCCTTCTAAGACAGGAAGGCTATTTTCCATAGAAAAAACACATGATTCCATGCTTTTCTTTTCGATATACTTTTTATAACAATCCGGGCACATACGTTCAAAATGTTTTTTAACCTTCCATTCCCTATCTTTCATATGTCCTGTCACATTTACGCATCCATCGCATCCGCATGAGTATTTTCCATATATTTTTGCCATTTTTGTTTCCTACCTTTCTTTTATAAAAAGATAATATCATATAGCGCGCTATACGTCAATACATATTTTAAATTTTTCGAAATACATATTTTAAAATATAAAATATTATAATTGACATATAGTGCGCTATATGATAAATTATATATAGTGAATCAACGCAAAAAGTAAAAGGAGGGTATTTGCAAATGAAAAAAATATACAACGGCAGGGAATATGTGTATAGCATGTGCAGTAACTGGGTGTCGTGGGAATTAAAGGAAAGGGGAATCGATTTTAAATATGAGGAATTGCCTGTGGATTTTCTTACTCATCCACTCAATAGATATCTTGCTGGAATATACGAATATGAATCCGTGGAAGAGCCGGGAAAAACGGTATACGCTTTTGCAGTTGAAAGAGGGGATATTGAAGGCGCTTTTTCCGAATTGTTGCAAAGTTATGATAAAATTAGTATAGAAGAAGCAATAAAATTAGAAGAGGCTCTTCACGAAGAAGAAATGGAAACTCAGAGAATGTATGAGGATGGAACTCTGTGGGGCGACAAAGATGTACAATGAAAAATCTAAGGAACGCACAATGCGCTATCTCGATAAGCTGAAAGAAATTAGGTTCCGTGTGAAGCCAGAGGAATATGAAAAATACGAAGAAGCGGCGAGATGTGGCGGATATTCCAGTATGAGACAATTTTATATAGACGCTATAAATGAGAAAGTTGAAAAAGTAATGAAAGGGCAGTAGAAATACTGCTCTTTTAATTTGGTACAAATCCTATCTTAAGCCATGATAAAATAAACTAAATATGAGGTCTGCATAAAAGGTTGCAGATAACGGCTAAGTGGTGCCATGGATGCGTGTAATTCGCATTCGTGGCACTTTTTTATTTTACGGGTGGTTTTATGGCGCAGTATGACGGGTCAATTCGGATAAATACACAAATAAACGTAAAGAGTGCAGAGGCACAGCTTGGCGCACTCGAAGTAAGCATATCTAAAAGCGCGAACAAGATAGCTGATTTGCGCTCAAAATTGGACTCTTTGAAAACTGCGCAGATTCCCACCCAAGAATATAGTGAGATTGCCACTCAAATTGAGAAAGCGCAACATTCCTTGGATGGCTTACTGGAAAAACAAGAACGTATGCAGTCAGAGGGAAAGACAAGCGGCACTTCATGGGAAAGGATTAACTCTCAGATTGCAGAAACAAGAAACGAAATAAATTATGCAAAAGGTGAATTGCAGGCTCTTGTAAATGCTGGAAATGCATTTACGGTTGGTGATCCGGCGCAGGAAGAAAGACTTTCCCAACAATTACAGTCAGAAGAAGCCCGCTTACAATCCATGACACAAAAACGCGATCTTCTCAATTCTAAGGTGCAGGCGGCTATAGGAGAAGAACAGAGGCTTGCATCCATTAAGGAAAATGCTACCGTCGCAGATCAGAAGATGGTTGACCTTATTGAGCGGCGCAGACAGCTTCTCGCGCAGATTCACGATATGGAAAAGGCCGGTGTGACGGAGGGATATGCAGAATACGACACCGCCCTTGCCGATCTCTCCGACGTACAGGGACAGATAAACGGCATAAGAGATATGCGAGAAGCGGCAACGCAGGCCAGATCATCTTATGTCAGTCTTGGTGAGTCAGTAAGGCAGGCTGGCAGGATTATGGCGAGAGGATTGGTTGATATTCCTATTGCGTCAGTAAAAGCAGGAGTTCGAGGCCTTGTGAGTTCCTTTCAGAAACTCGGCGGCGTAGTAAGGAATGTGGCCGCTGGTGCGTTTCGTATGCTTGGAAATGCAATAAAAACATCCTTGTCAAAAGTAGGAATACTGGTTGGAAATTTGGTTTCTAAAATAAAACTTCTTGGCAGTACAGCAAAGAAATCTTTTTCCACAATGAATAAATCTGCAAAGAAATCTGGTGGAATTTTTAGTAATTTTTCATCCAGATTAAAGGGGATAATATCTTCTTTGCTTATTTTTAATTGGATAACAAAGGCTTTTAATGCTTTTACTAAATCCATAAAAGACGGATTCGGAAATCTCTATAAGGACAATGAGAAGTTCAAGACATCCGTTGACAATCTCCGCGCCAGCGTTCTTACGCTTAAAAATGCTTTTGCGGCGGCTTTCCGTCCTTTAGTGGATGTGGCAATCCCATACATTCAGATGGCGGCTGATAAGCTGACAGAACTTCTTAACAAGGTCGGTCAGTTCACGGCGGCGATCACTGGTCAGTCCACATACACAAAAGCGATTAAACAGACTGCGGACGCTTTTAAAGATGCAAAGAAAGCGGCAGAAGGATATTTGTCTCCACTGGATGAGATAAACAAATTTTCCTCAAAGAAGGATGAGGACGAAGAGCAAACTGGGGTAATGTTCGAGGAAGTCCCGATAGAGCAGAAGTTTAAGGACATGGCGGAAAAGGTCAAGGATGTATTTAAAGACCTTTTTGCGCCTATTAAAGAAGCATGGAACCGAGAGGGAGAATTTGTTATTGATTCTTGGAAATATGGTCTTGACGAAGTATGGAAGCTGATTAAGGACATAGGGCGTGATTTTCTTACGGTATGGAAACAACCTACGACTGTTGCCATGTTGCAGGATATTTTGCATATCTTTGGGGACATCGGTTTGATTGTCGGAAACCTTGCTTCAAAATTCCGCGAGGCATGGAACGAAAATAATGTAGGTTTGCACATTTTAGAAAACATCCGCGATATCTTTGCCGCTATCATCCACAACATCCGGGAAGCGGCAGATTATACCGTGGAGTGGACAAAGACGCTGGACTTCACGCCGCTTTTACAGGGCATAGAGCGGCTTACAGCTTCCCTTGTGCCGTTTTTTGATTTCCTGTCTGGTACGCTTGCGGACTTTTACACTCAGTTTTTGTTGCCGCTTGCAAGCTGGACGCTGTCAGAAGCGGGAATACCGCGCCTTTTAAATGTTCTGGCTGACTTCATGGAGTCGGTGAACTGGGAGGGGTTAAGAGAAGCCCTCAAGAGCCTTTATGGCGCATTAGAGCCTTACGCGGAGGCGGTAGGCACTGGGCTTATTGACTTCATAGAGCGCATGAAGGAATACGGAGTGGAGTTCCTTAACTTCCTGCCGGAACACATACAGGCGGCGGCTGACGCGCTTAGAAGCGGTGACCTTAAGACAGCCTTTGAAGAGTTCGGAACGATAACAGGTGAAGCAGTAAAGACGGCGTTTAACTTTATCAAAGAAACCATTGAGAGCATCAACTGGGGAGAGATTGGCACTCTGATTGCTTCATTTATCAATGGAATAGACTGGCAGGGTGTGGGCGATGCGTTTTTTGGTTCGATTACCGCTGTTATAAACGCCGCAATAGATTTGGTTTATAACTTTATTACAGAAACCGACTGGCGCAGTCTTGGAGAGTCTTTAGGAACAAGCCTTTCAAATGCTCTTATGTCTATAGATTGGGCACAGGCCGGACAGACGGTGGGTGAAGCATTTAAAGCGTTTTTCAACTTTCTTGCAGAAACGCTTGAAAATATAGATTGGTATGGGCTTGGACAGAAAGTAAAAGAGTTCCTTGTGAATATAGACTGGAATGGTGTTGCTGATGCGTTTTTTGAGGCATTCGGCGCGGCTATTGGAGGTTTTGCGGCGTTTATATGGGGACTTATAGAAGAAGCATGGAACGAGGTAGTTCAGTGGTGGCGCGATACTGCTTATGAGGATGGAGAGTTCACAATTCAAGGATTACTTGACGGTATTGTAGACGCTCTTACTAATATAGGAAACTGGATATATGAGCATATCTTTGAGCCTTTTATAGAAGGATTCCGTAACGCGTTCGGTATTCACTCTCCGTCCACTGTGATGTCAGAAATGGGCGGTTATATTATTGAGGGACTTCTAAATGGTCTTAAGGGTATGTGGAGCAGCATTACTTCATGGATTGAGGATAAAGTTGGATGGATTATTGATAAATTCCAAGGAGTTAAAGACAAAATAAGCGGTTTCTTTAGCGGCGGCAGTAGTGGTAATTCTGGTCAGAACTACTCTACTCGCTCCTATTCCATGCGCTCGATACAATCTCCATATGCCGCGAACCCTGCTTATGCCGCACTAAGTAGTACTCCAATACCCCGGCTTGCCACCGGCGCGGTCATTCCGGCAAACAGAGAGTTTCTTGCGGTTCTGGGAGATCAGAAACATGGTACAAACATAGAGGCTCCTCTTGATACAATAAAGCATGCGGCAGAAGAGGCTGTTTTAAACGTATTTTCAAGGATTGGTATGTCTGGCGGAAATATGGGTGGCACACCCGTCAATCTCACTCTGCAAGTTGCCCTTGATGGGCAGGTGTTAGGACAGAAGATGGTTGATTGGGGAAAATTACAGGAAATGGCTACGGGCAGGAATCCGTATGGACTCGGAGCAACATAGGAGGATATCATGGACAGACCATTTGAATTTAACGGAATAGCAGTCAAAACGCCCGACACGTTTAAACCAAACTTTGCCACGACTTCCACGGAGGACTCTGACCGGACGCAAGACTTGGTGATGCACAACACGCCTATGGGAACAATATCAAGCTATTCGTTTGGATGGGAAGATATATATATAGAAGAAGCCGCATTGATTCTTCAGCAGATTGTGAATAGAAGTGAGTACAGTTTGAGATTTTTAAATCCCATGACTGCACAGTGGGAAGTTGGAATGTTTTATACATCAAATATTCCTTTTGGAACTTTGAGACAGGTAAATGGACGGGATGCATGGGACTCCATATCATTTAATGCGGTGGTGATTAATCCAGTATGATAAATGCAAGCAAAGAATTTAAAGAAAAACTGAAAAGAGGCGCGGCGGTAGTAAATTATGCGGATGTTACCTTATCAGATGGTACCGTCCTGCATTTGGATCCAAAGGATTTTATGATCGGCGGATGTCGGATTGAGGACAAGACATCTGATGGGAAATTTGGCGTTGGTTTCTGTATTGGAAAGACTCTGAATATCCGTCTGGAAAACGATGACGAGCGGTTTTCTTCTTATGATTTTTACATGTCTACTATCGTAATCTATGTTGCCATGCTTTTGGATGATGGGACAATCGAAAAAATACGTAAAGGAAAGTACTACGCCACAATTCCGCAGACGCAGGGGGACATCATTGAGATATCGGCGGTCGATGCTATGTACCGGCTTGATAAGCCTTACGCCGCGACTACAGTTTATCCAGCCACATTACAGAGCATTATTTCTGATATCTGCCTTGACTGCGGAATACCGGCGGGTTTCCGGCAGTTTGACAACTATACCTACACTGTAAAAGAAAATCCGGAAAATCTGACTTACAGACAGGTTTTGTCATATGCCTGTCAAGTAGCTGGTTATAACGCCCGCATCGACAATGACGGATATATGCAGTTAATTTGGTACAATACGTCTCTTCTTAATTGGTACAATTACAATGGTGGGAGCTTTAAGACATATCCGCACGACACAATCATTGATGGCGGGGACTTTACCAACTACGGGCAGGGGGAGCGGATATCAGGCGGGGAATTTACAGAACCTCGCCCGGAACACATATTCCGCATAAAATCCCTTACTGTGCATACAGACGATGTGGTTATCACTGGCGTAAAGGTGATCGGAAAGGACGATGTAACGGCCCTGTTTGGAGAAGAAGGATATGCGATTGTTGTAAAAGGCAATCCCTTTGTGGACGGGAAAGAGTCGGAGGTTGCGGCGTATCTTGGCGGGCGTATGGTTGGAATAGTATTCCGTCCGTTCTCCGCGCAGATACTTGGAAATCCCCTGTATGAGCCGTTTGAGGTCGTCATGGTGTCCGACAGAAATGGGAATGTATATAACTCTATTGTTAATTCGATATCGTATAAGATCGGGGCTTACACTACGGTGTCCTGTCAGGCAGAAGACCCAGTGCGGAACGGGAGCGAGTACATATCCCCCGCGGTACAGGCGGCAGTGGCGGAAGCGAGGAAGAATGCTGAAAAGCAAATTTCCACCTATGATAAGGCTGTACAGCAGATGAACCAGCTTGCAATGAACTCTATGGGGTTTCATACCACCGTAGAGGATATGGCGGACGGGAGCCGCATCGTATATCTGCATGACAAACTTACACTGTCTGATTCAAAGACAATCTATAAGCAGACCATTGACGGTTTTTTCATCTCCACGGATGGAGGGCAGAGTTATACCGCGGGATTTGATAAGAACGGCAATGTGGTTGTAAATGTGCTGAATGCAATCGGAATACAGGCTGACTGGATAAAAGTAAACGACTTGGTGGCATTAAAAGCAACGATTGCTGGATGGAGAATCAGTGGTTCTCAGATTTATAAATACATTGACTTATATGAAGATATGACCGCGAGCGGGCTTTCTAATGTCGGCGCAGATGAGCCCGTACAATATTGGTGCTGGATGAGAGCACCAGTGGATAAAAATACGCCAGTTTTTGGAGTTTACTATACGAAAAAGAAAGATTATCTTGAGGGAATAAGTTCTGTTTACCCGTATTTTTATGTAAGAACAAACGGGAAATTATATGCAAAAAACGCGGAAATTTCTGGGGAAATTAGTGGTGCAGAAATTACTGTTGGAGGTAGTGATAACGGACAAATTTTTCTAAGAAACGAGGATAACAACATAATAGCATCTATATGGAGGGCTGGGATATATTTCTATGCGGAATCGTTCGGCTTATCTATAGGATTTATAGCTAACCATGTTATAAAAAACAGTTCCAAGGTTTATGGAATGGCTTTTTCTTTGGAAAACAGTGGAAAATTTATAGATTGGCAAATCGGCGGTACAAATATCATAGGGTATTTCAAAGAGGGAAATCCGTTTGGAATCAAAGAAGGATTAAATATACATAAAGATTTGATATGCAACGGTTATTCACTACGTCTTGGAGATAATTCTGAAATATATGAATCGACAGCCCATAACTTTTGCGTTGCTCAGTCCAGCTCTGTTATTTTTACCGTTGGATCTAATACTATAAATTGTTATAAAAATCTTGACATGCACAATTGGTCTATCGTCAATTCTTCTGATGAAAGGCTTAAATGCAACATAGAAGAATCAGATGTATGCGCCCTTAGTGTGATAAAGAATATAAAAACATATAGATTCGATTGGATAGAAACAGGGGAGCATAAAAATCTTGGTTTTATCGCGCAACAAATAGAGTCTGTAGAAGAATCTCTGGTTGATGTAAGCGAAGATGATGGGCATTACAGCACAAAGGACTTGGATTTAATACCATACCTTGTAAAGTCGATACAGGAACTTTCAAAGCAAGTGGATTATTTAAAAAATGAAATTTCAGAATTAAAGGGTGAATCACAAAAAGCGCAAAAAACAAGAAAGTCTGCTTATGTTGAATGGGCGTCTTCTAATTATACAATGGAAGAAAAGAAAACATTTATCAAATGTATGGAAGAAAAATCAGGAAATAAAAAAGATAATTCAATGAAAGGAGTCGTTTCTGATGGCACTTAAAACAGTAAACACGACATTGGCAACAATCCAGATGCGCCATGGTGCCGAAGAACTTTTTGACCCCGACCAGATGACTACTGGGGAATGGGCGGTATCAACTGACAAAAAATATGTTCGCATGTGCTTTGCGCCCGGTATTGTCGCCCGCATGGCAACATATGAAGCGTTTGAGCAGGATATGAAAGAAATTCAGATTATCCTTGCGACATGTCAGGACATTCAGGTGGCAGTGGAACGGTTTGCAGAGCTGGCACGGCAACATGAGACGCAGGCAGAAGAGTATTCAACGCTTTCAAAGTCTTGGGCTGTTGGCGGCACTGGAACACGCGATGGGGAAGATAGTGACAATGCAAAGTACTATTATGAGCAAACCAGAAACATATCGCAAGGTCTCGGCGGGGCACTTCTCCCTATGGGGACGGTTTCTTTTGTAAACCTTCCTGCGCTTTCTGATGCGGGTAGCGGTTGGATGTATAACGTGTCTGACCAATTTTCCACAACCGGTGATTTTAATGAGGGTGCGGGAAAAGTTATTCCTGCAGGAGCGAATGTATATAAAACCGCAGATGGTAAGTGGGATGTGCTTGCTGGAACACCTGTAACGACCGTAAACGGTCAGACCGGAAATGTGAATATAACAGCAGAAAGTATAGGATCGCTTCCAAAGGATGGAAACGCCAAGTCAGCAACGAAAGCCGATCAAGACGGAAACGGCAATAACATTTCTGCTACATATTTAAAAAATATAGGAGATGCTTCACAAACAACCGTCACATTTGAACAAGCCGCAGAACGAGCAAACGTACAGTCAGGGGATGACCTTGAGACGGCATTTGCGAAATTATCAAAGTACTGCGCAGATTTAAAACAAGTGGCTTTTTCTGGGAAATATATTGATTTAGAAGGAAAGCTGACGCTTACAAACAACCTTCTCGCAACTCAGACGGGGACTGCGCTGGATGCGGTACAGGGGAAAGTCCTCAATGATAAGATTACTCAGATAAACAGCGATTTAGCTGTGTCTGGATCATTTGAAACATGGCTTTATTGCCATAAAATAAGAGGCTTCGGTGTTGTGCTCATAATTCCGAGGACAAATAATCGACAAAGGTTATCAATCACATATATCAGAGTATTTTGCAACGATCTTGCATGGCACGAATGCACTATAAAAGCAATCAGATATGCGTCATCGCATGTAAAAACACAATTTTTGGTAATAATTGATACAGGAGAATACAGTCTTCTCACAGACGGATTATCGTATCTTTGTGATGTCCGTGGAGAGATTACTATCGATTGATAAAAACTATATCTAAAAAAGTTTATAGCTCTATGTACTCGAAAAACATCGATTGTAATGTGACTGTTCCACCAATCGCAAAAATTCTAGCAGGGATAGAGAATGTTCACCCGCACAGTTTCCGCCGCACAATGGCAACAAACATTCTGACAAAAGGAATGCCGATTGAGGAAGTACAGGAAATTCTCGGTCATTCAAAACTTGACACCACGATGATATATTGCGAAATCAACAAAGAAAGAATTAAGCACCATCACAAAAATATATGTCCGCATAATCGGGGAAAGGAAATTATCATGAACAAAGACAAAATTATCTTATCAAACAACTATGAAATTGAAATCGAGTCTGGCGCAAGCCTGTCAGACATCCGCGTCATTTCAGACACAAAGTACGATATGGTATCTTTGTGGGATATGATGACGGAGGAAAATCTAAAATCCGTGCAAGTCGTGAACAGAGACGGTATCACGGTCGCAACGTACTCAGACCTCATTCTTGTTTCAGAGACTTCCAGAGAGACTACTGACGGAAAGATTGAGACAAGATTCAATCTGCGCGAGAAGACCGACACGGAGAAACGGCTGGATGCACTTGAGGAAGGGCAGGAAGTGCAGGATGGGGCGATTGGCGACCTTGGCGCGGCAGTGAGTGGTCTTGCCGAGGAAGGAGGGCTGGCGTAATGGGACGGTTTTATGGAATTAAGATTTTGAACGGTGATTTGACGATGGATGATGTTCCGCGTTTGTGGAGGAAAGCAACGCAGGACTGGCTTAATAAAAATGGTACAACGTCTGGTCTTTTATAAGTTATTATATACATAAGAAATGTTTGCGAGGTGTTTATATGTCAAACGAATTACTTAGTATCATCATACCCGCGCTTGCAAGCCTGCTTGGTTCTGTTGTAGGTGTGCTCGGAAGCGCAAAAATCCTTACATACCGGGTAACCCAGCTCGAAGAAAAGATGCAAAAGCAGTGTGAAAACTGCTCTGTCATGGATGGGCGGGTGGACAGGCTGGAAGCGCGGGCTGATGTGATGGAGGAACGAATCAGAACGGCTAACCACCGCATTGATAATTTAGAAAAGAAAGAAGGTATAAAATCATGAAAAGAAAAATCGAAAAAATGACAATCGTAAGAACGGCGGTGCTGGCGTTTGCTCTGGTCAATCAAGTGCTGACGATCAGCGGGTACAACCCTTTACCTTTTACGGATGAGGACTTCGGACAGGCTGTGTCCATGGTGCTGACTGCAGCGGCTTCACTCTGGTCTTGGTGGAAGAACAACAGCTTCACGCAGTCGGCGATCGCGGCGGATGATTTTCTGCATTCGGAGGATTAGGATGGCGACAAAAGAACAGGTAAAAAATTTTATCGACATGATCTCACCAATTGCGCAGGAAAAGGTGAAAGGACGGAAAAAATGGTCTCTTCCTTCCGTCTGCATTGCGCAGTGCTGTTGCGAGAGCGCATATGGAACGAGCCCTAAAATGGTGAAGGCAAATGCTATTCTTGGCATAAAAGTAGGAAAGAGTAAGGCGCATTTTGGGAAAGCATGGAAGGACAAGGCGTATTCCACACGCACCAAAGAGTGTTACGATGGAAAAACATATGTCAACATTACAGATATGTTTCGCGCGTATGACAGCGTTGCGGACGCGATCGAAGATTATTACGATATGCTCGCATCATGTTCCCGGTACAAAGGTTGCCTTAACCAGAACGACCCGAAAAAGTGCATCACAGCGATCAAAAACGGTGGATACGCAACGAGCCCCACATACATCAATACGATCATGTCTATCATTGACAAATACAATCTTACAAAGTATGATGATGTAGTCGCCGGAAAAAAGCCGGCTGAATCTAAACGGGAGACGGTCCGGCGCGGGGATTGTGGTGAAGACGTAGTTCATTTACAAAAAAGGCTTGCGGCTATGGGGTACGGTGTCGGGAAGATTGATGGAATTTTTGGAGCAAGGACAGAGGATGCTGTCATGGCTTTTCAGATTGACAACAATCTTTCTCTTGACGGCGTTGTTGGTTTTAACACATGGACGGCGATCGGATGGTAAAGATTATAGCGTCGTTTACTGTCGGTATGCTGGAAATTTTGTATGCTGTTGGAGCGCTTGTCACTGTGGAGGCACTGAAAGAAATTTGTCACAGAATTTGTCATGAAAATTGAATATAACCAGTAAAATCAATGTTTTTGGTGCTTTATACTGTGGGTTCGAATCCCCCGTGGTTCACTAATGTAAAATCAACGAAAACAGCGGAAGTCCTTGAAAAAGCTGAGGATTTCCGCTGTTTTTTCTCTTTGTTTACAATCTGTATTTGCAGTATATAAATAATTTTTATAACATTTTTTGTCATGAATTTGTCACAGAACCATCTGAAAAAAGAACGCCTCTT